TACATTAATTCTGTAAGGATAAATAATAGTACTATGCATGAAGAAAACGAAGATTGGTACGAAGAAGACGAGCCTAGAAATGCGTCAAAACAAGAACCTAATTCAGAAGAAGTGCAAAAAATGCTGCTAGAGATAGACAGAAAGACTAAAAATCATATCCGCTATCTCATACTGGAAGGGTTCATCGAAACAACAGACAACCCAAAGGTGTTTAAATACACACCAGAAGGTCTTGTGATGGTGAGTGCACAGTATAAGAAGTTGAAAGAAGAAGGCTTGATCTAACCGCTTCTTGCCGATAATATGGTACGTTAGTGTAAAAGCTAGCGTACCTAATCAGCCAGCATAGCTCAGTGGTAGAGCACCGGTTTTGTAAACCGTAGGTCCTCGGTTCAATCCCGAGTGCTGGCTCCAATTTTAAATGTATTCCTGGATCTTCACATTCCTGTCAGTTTTCGTAATAAACGTAGCCTATACTTATTACCTAAAAGCTGTACAAAAAAATAAAATCATGCTGGCCAGCTCATGGTCCATGTTTATAAATATTGTTGCCAGTGTGGTGGCTATAGGGTACATTCAAGATCATTGGTTACTCATTCCTTCCTGTGCCGGCTCTTTTGTAGGAACAATGGTAGGTATGAAGATAGACAACAAGCGTGATGTCGCCTAGCGGCTATGGCACTTGCCTTGGGAGCAAGTTATCGAAGGTTCGAGTCCTTCCATCACGACCATTTAAATTGCTGCTCAAGCAGAACTAGCGTATAATAGTATGTGTAGGTTATTAAAATAATAAACATATGCGAAAATACGGCTATATCAAAGATAAAGAGGATGCTAGAGACTATAAATTTCTAGCCAGAGCTACACCACCTGTAGTTTTCAACCCTGTAGATTTACGCCCACTTTGCCCTCCGGTTATGGATCAGGGTCAGCTAGGTGCCTGTACAGCCTTCGGTACAACAGAGATGGTGAACTTTGTAAGAAAAAAACAAAAGTTACCTAATTTTACACCTTCACCTTTGTTCACGTACTATACAACAAGGCAGATTGAAGACACTGTAAACTTAGACTCTGGCGCAATGGTCAGAAACGCGCTAAAAAGCGCTGTGGTTTATGGTGTGGTACAAGAAGAAAAGTGGCAGTATGATATTAGTAAGTTCACGCTAGCTCCCACCACGGAAGTTTACGCCGAAGCTTTAAAGCATCAAACTTTACAGTATAAAAGAATTAATGATGGAGACCTAGTTGGCATGCAGCAATGTCTGCTGGAAGGCTATCCGTTCACTTTTGGTGCTATAGTGTTCCCTAGCTTTGAAAGTACTTCTGTAGCTAAGATAGGTATAGTTCCCACACCTGCACCTAAAGAAAAACCTTTAGGTGGACACTGTATGCTTTGTGTTGGCTGGAAAAAGCTCTTCGGTAAAAGTTATTTCATTGTTCAGAACAGTTGGGGAAAGAATTGGGGAGATAAAGGCTTTTGTTATATTCCATTTGAATATATGGGTAATAAAAACCTTGTAAATGATTTTTGGACCATTAGACTGGAAGAAGTTTAGCAGCTCTTTAACATTTAAATCGCGAGATAGTGAAGTGGTAAAACACCAGTCTCATAAGCTGGAGTCAGAGGTTCGATTCCTCTTCTCGCAACCATTTGTGCCTTGAGATCCCTTCCTACGCTGCGTAGCAGAGTAGAGGCCTCAAGGTTTCTTTTCTCAGTAACCACAACCCCACTGGTATATAGGTCGGGCTGTGATTGGAATGTAGCAGCCTGTAAATCCTGCTGAGATTTGCGACACATGCCCCCTGACTATCTCGGGGTGAATGGTCCGGGTATACTCGGACGCCAAGTTGTGTGACACTGGGAGAGACTAGACAATTTATTCCTGGATAGCTCAATGGTAGAGCGCGTTGCTGTTAACGACGATGTTCCTGGTTCGAGTCCAGGTCCAGGAGCATAAAGGGTAGTTATACTGTTAAGGACACAGTCCAGACTGTAAATCTGGCGCAGCAATGCTGGGTGGGCTCGATCCCCACACTACCCACCACCTAAGAATTAATATGAGTGAAGAAACACCAAAAGAACGGCCCATAATTATATCAACATCCAACGTGTATCGCCCAAAGGTGACGCCCGTCGTTGGAAAATTTTATTATATAGACTATGTAGATAAAGAAATAGCTACAGGGTCGTTTGAAGGTATAGCTGAGTGCGTTAAAATACACACAGAAAATGCTGCAGGCAAACCTATCAATCCTCCGATGTATGAGTTTGTCCACATGGACCCTCTCTATAAGAGCAGAGGTAAGCAACGGATGATTCGTAGCTTGTTCCTTGAAGAAGAGATAATCATGGAAGCTAGACCTTAGTACACTGGCCTTTGGTGTAATGGTAACACAGGAGATTTTGAATCTCTTATTCCAGGTTCGAGTCCTGGGAGGCCAACCAATTTCCCCCTAATAAACGAGGCGGGTAGGGATTATTCTCTACCCGCCTTTCTTGCGTACACACATGAGCACAACACACACAATAACTTGGGAAACATACAGAGCAATGCAGAACAGAATAACCTGTCTTGAAAAGCTGAATAATGAAATCATTCCCCTCAGAGCAGACTATGAGGGAGCTACCGAAATGATCCTCTTGGCGGCTGAACGTGAAATAGATCGGTTGAAGCGGGAAATTAAACAACTAAAAGGAGAATAATATTATGGCATGCATGGGATTCCCAGAAGATAGCGACCCTAGAGACGAAGAACCTGAACACGAGTGCCCTAAATGTGGAGACATTCTAGAGGTTGAAAATGGGGAGGCACACTGTAGAACTTGCGATTTTCATCACGAGCCTGAGCCTCCAGAGCCTCCTGACTACAGCAACTACGACGGGCCAACACCTAACGATAACCTATGAGTAACGTAAACCATCCAGATCACTATAACCAAGGAGAGATCGAGTGTATCGACGTTATCGAACAACTCGGCTTGAGCTTCTGTCTAGGTAACGCCTTAAAATACATTTGGCGCTGCGAAGATAAAGGTAAAAAGATAGAAGATCTTAACAAGGCCATCTGGTATATCGACAGAGAGATAGCAAACACACGGAAGACTATTTATGTGGAGAAAGAGAGAAATAATGAGAAGAGCAAACTGGAATCATAATCACCCACCTAAAGAGCCTTCACATTTTGAGGTGTTTGACGACGGTGTGTTGATATACTCAGGCAATTACGATGAGGGTATGAAGCTTATGGAAGAGGTTTCACCCATCGCAATGCTGAGGGCTGAGTTGGAAAAAACAAAGCTGCAGCTAGAGAAAGCCAGGGAAAGACTAGCGATAACTGAGAAGCAGCGAGATGCTGCGTCTCAGCTACTAACCGATCTGAATGATCTAAACGATGACTCAGATAGATCTACATGTGTACACTTCGTACCAGTAAGTTTGACATGCGAGGAATGCTCCCAAAACAAACGCTCAACTCTTTCAGATAGATACCTAGAATTGTTGAGCTTGGTAGATGGAGCTAAAACCATAGTAGAAATATATACACCAGGGGCAGGTACGTATACTGTAGGTTGGAAAAAGCGCTGGCTCTCGAAGGTTCGTGAGTTACTAGCAGAATACGTCAGCAACAACAATAATAGTTATGAACAGAGAAGAATTGGAGAATCTTAGAAATAAGGGTCCTTGCGTATGTGCAGCGCCAGATTGCTGGTACTGCTCAGCTATAGGAGACTTTAAGTTTCAATGGGCCCTAGCAAAAGCTGAACGAGATATTTTTGCTAACCAATTACAAAGAGCTCTTGAAACTGCGGCGGCCTTAGCTGAGTATGCAGATGACCCTGAGAAGCTGGGTGACTGGCGCATAATGCTAGAGCACCTGGTTTCTGAAGTTCATTGGAAACATAAACAACCAGAAGAAAATGCCGGCTAAATTTGAAAATATAGAAGTAACACCAGAATTCTTGAATTCAAGAGGGGATATATACTATGTCTACGGAGACAATGGTAGCAAGCAAGGAAGCACAGACACAGCCAAGTTGCGAGGACACCCAAGAGCGATAGGTTTCATTGTCAGGAAAGCTCCGGATGATGCCGCCAAATCTTGTTTTACTCCAGAAGAGTATGTGAAACCCTTCTTTGATCAACTAAAACAATTAAGCACACATATTGTCAACAACAAGCAGCAAACGTTCTATGTGTCGAAACTGGGTTTCGGCTCGGCAAACAAACACTATATCTGGGAAAGATTAGTTTATCATAACCTGGTGAGTGCGCTTGGAGTATATGACAATGTGGTATTCTGCTGGGAACAGGAAAAACTAGCATCAAACTGATATGGAAAAATTAGCAGTAATAGCAAAAGTATTAGAGCTAGCTCCTATTGAGGGAGCGGATAGAATTGACCGAGCCTCGGTTCTTGGTTGGCATACTGTGGTCAAGAAAGGATTACACAAGGTGGGTGATCTTGTGGTAATGATATTTCCTGATTCCTATGCCTATAAAAGCTATGTAGATGAAACATATGTTGGCGAAGAAAAGACCAGAATCAAGACATTAAAGATGCGTGGGCAGTACAGCGCTGGGCTGGTTCTTCCAGTTAGTGAGGTATACGCTGCAGCAGAACGTAAGGGCCTTCCTTCTAAAGTTTGGGAAGAAGGTGAAGAAGTGAGTGTATTGCTTGACGTTGAGAAGTGGGTGGCTCCCGTTAGGGCATCCCTAGGAGGAGAAACGAAAGGAGACTTTCCTACAAACATAGTAAGAAAGACTGACGAGCTAAACTTCCGTAGTGAACCTCAAGCGCTAGAAGAAGCAAGGACATCAGAGAAGTTTGCTTCTGTTGAGTTTGTTGCCACCTTGAAATGTGATGGTAGCAGTGGAACATTCATATTCAAGAATGGGGAGTTCCGTGTGTGTGGTAGAAACAAGGAGTTTGTGGAAAATGAAGGTAATAGTTTCTGGAGGATAGCCAGGAAGTATAAAATTGAAGAGATGCTGAGGGCTGCTCCTTTGGAGATGGCCTTACAGGGAGAAGTTTGTGGTCCAGGGATCCAGGGTAATCCTATGAAACTAAGCGAGCTCACGTTCTTTGTGTTCCAGCTCAGAGATGTTACAAATCATGTCTGGTTCAATTGGGACAGAGTCAAGAGCATCTGCACCACCCACGGAATCCCTCACGTTCCCGAAATAACCAGATTTATGTTTGGGACTACATCTCCAAGTATTGATGACTTACAGGAGCTAGCAAATAACACTAAATACGATACTGGACGCGCACCTGCTGAAGGTGTTGTAATCCGTCCAGTGGTACCGATCAAATCGGTAGTACTACAACAAGACTGGTGGAGTCTCAAAGTAATGAATCAACCATACGACATGAAGAAAGGAAGAGAATAATGAAACTATTACAATTAATTCAAGCAGACGACAATCAGTCGATTTTTATTAAAGCGGAGAATCTGATAGCGTTTTCTCCATTCCCTGACGATGAGGGAGCAGCCATAGAGTTAACCACAGGTTCAGTGTTTATAGTGAAAGAATCACCTAAAACTATCATAGCTCTACTCGATATAGCTGCACGCGGAAATCTAACCACGATCGACAGTTCAGACATAACAATCTAACAATATGTTAATAGCAAGAATATCACAATACTCAGGAGAGTTTAGAGAACTGGATCTTGATATCACTCAAGAGCAGATAGACAAATATAACGAAGGAGAGCTACTACAAAATGCATTCCCGAATTTATCTAAGGCAGACAGGGAATACCTCAAGTCAGGAATCACTGACGAAGAATGGAAAGAAATGGTCGGCGGATTCAGTGATGTCGAAGACGAAGTGGAGGACGACAATGAATAAAGAACTAGAAGAAAATCTGTACAAGGATTTCCCTGATCTTTTCTTTGAGAAAGACCTACCTATGACAGAAACATGTATGTGTTGGGGCATAGACTGCCGCGATGGTTGGGAGCCTATACTCAGAAGCGCTTGCAAAATGTTAACATGCAGGAATTCTCAGAGTGTTCGTTTAAAGCCAGCCTTGCTTAATAAGCTATGGCTGAAGTTCACAGCCAGCGTTAAACCCCTGTTTCGATGGCTGGAGAAAAAGTTAAAAATCCCTCCCTACAGGATCACCCTTCCTGAACCTCATTTATTTGACAGATTCCCAGGCTGGGAAGTTAGGTTTACGCAAATAAAAGAGAAGTTTGGTACCCTCAGAATATACTACTCAGTGATCCCTAAATTCAGTGAAGAAGAAGTGGTCAGATTTGATCCGGCCTCAATAAATGAAGCCAATGAAAGGTTCTGGGGATATGTAGACGGTGTCACAAGTTTTGCTGAGTATATGAGTAGCAGGACTTGTGAAAAAGACGGTAAGCCGGGCAGACTGATAAGGTCTGGCTGGTGGTGCACACTATGTGCAGACTGCGCACCTGAAGAAACAAAAAAAGCTGAAAACGATGAATGAGATTTATTTCACAAATAAAGGACATACAAATAAATTAAATATTCCGAATATCTGGCCCACAAGAGAAATAACTCATGTGCGGCCAGAATTCTTTAATGGTAAGAAGCTGGTGCTGCTGGTGGACCCTATATTGGTAGACAAGGCTTATTACACAGCAGCGTTTCAAATCTATGATGCGGAGCGAGTAAATTATTATACACTAGGAGACGGCACTAAAGTGATGATGAATGCCGGGTTTATGTGGGCCTATCTTATACAAGGGGATATAACTATAACCACAAGAAATATAGGCCCTGCAGGTCTTCTGAAAATGGACGCTTTGGAAAAAGCCCGTTTCTGGGCATATAGAGACGAAGCTTTGCAGCTACTTAAAGAAGGAGTTGCGGAGTTTGATAGGTACTTTCGTGTACAAAAATATAAAAAATGAGAACATTACTGGTTAATGCAATAAAAACTCCGGATGGTACAATACTCGAATCTAATCACAGACACGACTACACATCGTATCTGGACAAGAATGGTGAGTATTACTTTATAGATGGTGGACTAGACTACACACGCCGCAGTGTAAACAAGGAACCTGCAGAGGATGCCTGCGTTTATACTGACGATCCTCACGAAAAAATCAGAGAAAGATTTAAGTGGGGAACACGAGGTAAGGATGGTGATGAGCAGTTACACTGGATACCTATCTCCACAATGTCTACAGAGCACGTAGATACTGTGATAGCTACACAAAAGCACATCAGGTCGACGGTTAAAAAAGTATTCGTAGACGAACTAACCTACAGAAAGACAATTCTAAACGAAGAAAACAAATAACATGGAACTTCCAAAGCTATATAAAAAGACAGCGACTGGAGCTACTCAAGAGTGGCAAATATTCATCGAAGACGGCCGCTATCACACAGTTAGTGGGCAGGTAGACGGTAAGAAAATAATCAATGCGCCTACCAGGTGTCTTGGTAAAAACATTGGCAAGAAAAATGAAACCACTCCTGAAGAGCAGGCAGAAGCTGAAGCTCAAGCCAAGTGGCAAAAGAAATTGGATGAGGGATACGTCCAAGATGTGGATGCTCTCGATGGTGCCAATCCTTTGCGGCTGGATCCTATGCTTGCTAAGGATTATGAAGACTACAAAGATAACCTAGAGTTTCCTGTATTTAGCCAACCTAAATTGGATGGGTTGAGATGTGTCGTTACACGAGAAAGAGCATTCAGCAGACAGTGGAAGCCTTTCGTTACATTACAACATATTAGGGATGCTGTGCAGCCGTTGTTTGATATCTACCCTGACTTACTCGCCTTGGACGGTGAGATGTATTCGCACAAGCTAAAAGATAAGTTTGAAGAAATTGTGAGTATTGTTAAGCAGCCAAAGGCGTCAGCTGAAGATATTGAGAAATGCAAACGGTCTGTACAGTACCATGTGTATGACATTATTACCAGTAGAGATCATCTCTTTAACCAGAGGCAGACAGACCTCAGCTTGATGCTTAGGGGACTGGGCAGTCCTTATGTAAAAGCTGTAAGCACTACAGCTGTACACACTCAAGCAGAGCTAGATGCGCTTAGTCAGCAATACATCACTGAAGGGTATGAGGGTCAGATGATCCGGAAATGGAATAGCCCGTACCAGCACAAGCGTACAAAAGACCTACTTAAACGTAAGGACTTTCATGAGAACGAGTATGAGATCGTGGGCTTTAAAGAAGGTAAGGGTAGTCGAGAAGGCTGTATTATTCTTCGGCTGGCCATGAGTGACGGTAAAGAATTCGATTCTGTTCCTGTGGGCGGAATTGAATATCAGAAAAGGTTGTGGACTCAGCGTCTAGAGATTCTGGGAATGCAGGCAACTGTGAAGTATCAGAATCTCAGCAGCGACGGTATTCCACGGTTTAATAATACAATTAAAATTAGAACAAAAAACCTCGAAGAAGTAGCAATCTAACCAAGCATTTATGGAACACAATAACAATTACGTATCTGATAAGGGTGTAAGAGTACAAGTTGTGAACGGTGAAACGCAGCTTTGTGTAGACGATATCCGTACAATACTTTGTGCGGAAGTGGCTAAACTACCAAAAGAAGCTAGACCTATGGTTACTGCTGCCGGTGAAGCTAGAGCAGCTATAGATATTCTTACCAAAGATCTTGGAGGACAAATAGACGATTTCAGAGCAAAGTCAAAAAAGCATCTAGAAGATCTGCGTGGGCTTAAGTTTGCTACTGTGGCTGAAGTTACGGCCATGAAAAAAGAGCTTGCTGACATGCGTACATTCTTTTTGGGAGCTGACCACGATAGAGAAATCGCCAGACTGCGAGAATTCGTGGACCTCTGCGAAAGAATAGCCAAGTTAAAATCTGCAGGAGTATTAGATGCTGTGGCAGATACTGTACTTAAATTAGCGTAACCTTTTAGATTAAAAATATGGCAATCATTAAACCGCAACCGCGTAAAACCTCAACCACACCTACAACAAAATTCGTCGTATATGATAGCTTTAATAACGGTATCTATATCGAAGACTCTTTTGATGCCACACAAGCAAGATTGTCAAACTGGCCAACCAGCCGACCTGGAGATATTGGAGATTTAATGATTATGGAGGTTGTGAGTGTATATCGCCCAGTGCGTCAGCAGGTGAAGCTGCAGAAACTGACTGAAAAAGAAATCCCAGCATATTTCGATAATGAGTAACCGTAGAGATCAGATAGACGACTGGGTAGGTGAGCACTACCCAGATTATGAAATATTGCTGGCTGACGGATTTGAGGAAGCGTTCAAGGGAGTAGCTATTCAATTCAATACGCCAATAGCTGTCTTTGATAGGCAGAAGTGTATCGAGATTCTTATGCGTGATATGAGTGAAGATGATGCATACGAATACTTCGAGTTTAATGTTGCTGGTGCGTATGTAGGGGAGAACACGCCGGCGTTTATGGAATTTTTCTCCCCAGAAGAGTAGAATGAAAACAACAATACTATTAATAATTACCGCTCTAGGTGCGGTTGCGATAACACAGTCTTTTAACGGACCTAAACTTCCATTAAAACCAGCAAAAGATGAGTTGCCTGAAGTAATCATTAAATCCCGTAAGAGTCAGGCGCAGGATTTTAATCCCACATTAGCCTGTACGCGGGGTCTTCCTCCAGGAACAACAATGAGTAATTACGGTACTTCCTACGAATACACTGACGAGCATGGTGAAACCCAGGTGACAAGACACTGCAATAAATGTAACGCAGGTGTTTATGCGCAACATGAAGGTCAGGATGTTAAGACCTGCTCCTTTTGTGGAGAAAAAGAATGAAGACGTTTCAAACTGATAAGCCAGGCTGGAGAATAGGGCTCTTAGTGTTAGGAGCCATCATAGGTTTCGCTACAGGTATTATTGCCTCAGCTTTACTAGGAGCAGTTTTAATTAAATAAAAACATGAATAGCACATACACACAACGAGACACGGTACTTTTAATCAGTGGGAAAGTGGCGATGTATAACTCTAAAATTGACTGGCCGGACCTTAATTATCCAGGATCAGGGCAAACCATTCTAAGAACCTTACACAATATCGATTACGTACACATGAAAGTGCAGCTAGACGGCCCCACAGGTCCTTGGTTCTACAAGGACAGTTTACCTGAAGGTGTGGGGTTTTATAAAAAAATGACTAAAGATGCGCAAGGCTAGACTAGACCCCATTCAAGCAGAAGCTACAAGAATGTTTGACGCATTCATTAATGCAATAGCACTACCCACCATCTATAGCAGGGCAAGCGTAGCTCTTCTAATCGATGAAATAGGTTTCCAGATAGAGTCAGAAGGACCAGACATGGAAGAAGCTGAACTAGAGACGATGAAACATTACGAACGCTATCTCAAAACGCTATGAAACCTAAGGTAATTATTCTCAGAGGTCTTCCAGCCAGCGGTAAAAGCACATGGGCAAAAGATTTTGTTGATCGTAATCCCGGCTGGATGAGGGTCAACAAGGATGATCTTAGGCTCATGATGCATAACAGCAAATGGAGTAAAGATAATGAGCGACAGGTGTTACTGATTCGAGATGCAATAGTCGAAATGGCGTTGACTAGCGGACATAGTGTGGTGGTAGACGATACTAACTTTGCTAGCCAGCATATTTCCAATATTCAACAGCTTGCAGACTCTTGTAGTGCAGCCTTTGAAGTTAAAGACTTTGATGTCTCATTATCCGAATGTTTATTGCGTAACCGTAATAGAACCAATCAAGTTCCTGATAAAGTTATCATCGACATGTACAACAAGTATGTGTTGCCTAACAAGTCGAAGGTGGTGAACAACGAAAACTTGCCTCCTGCGATTGTCTGTGACCTGGATGGTACATTAGCCATCCACGTAAGCAGGGGACCGTTTGAACTCGAGAAGTGTTACGAAGATGCAGTAAATACTAGTGTGCTAGACTGTATCCAGAATCTTCGTAGAGCAGGATACAAGCTTATATTTGTAAGCGGTAGAGAAGACTCTTGCAAAGCTGAGACCAAGAGGTGGCTGCACGATAAATGCGAGCTCAGTGACTCTTGCTATATTCTATATATGCGGGAGACAGGTGATAATCGTAAAGATAGTCTTGTGAAGGAAGAGATCTACAAACGAGATATTCTTCCTGAGTACTATGTCTCATGTGTTCTAGATGATCGTCAGCAGGTTGTTGACGCATTGAGAGAGATGGGGTTGCAGGTATGGCAGGTCGCACGAGGCGACTTCTAAAGTCAGTAACAGGGGGTGCGCATCTTTCACGCACATTTTATTTATGCAGCAATGGCCTAACGTTAAAAGCAAGATTAAGTTCAGGGAAGCATCCAGATGGTTCTGGTTTACCAATATGGTGAAAGACGCCGAAGAGTTACTCGAGCCAGGTAAAGAATATACTGTCTCTAGCCTAAGCCTAGGGTCTAGCTGGTGCGGAGTAGTCCTGGAAGAGCTTCCAGAGCACCAGTTCTCCTTGAGTTGGTTTGAATACCCAAGAGAATTAACAACTGAAGAAGTAAAAGAGTTTGAAACAGGCCCAGGAGCTAGACGGTGCAATATTGAAGTTTTAGAAACCCGGCGTAAAGAAAGGAAAGAAAATGAACGCTAAAAAAGAACTGCTCTATCGTGCAGCAAAACGAAATATCCGCTGCGCGCTAATCACATATAACCCTAGTTATACTGAGGCGACGCAGCAAACGATCGTTCTTAAAGAAAACTACTCTAAAGCAGATCTAGAAGGTTTCCTCAAAGAGCTCGATTTCGAATACGACAACGGCTGGGGTCATCAGTATATTGATGGTACGGTCTGGTTGAATGACGGTTGCTGGTTGGAGCGGCAAGAATACGACGGGTCAGAGGGATGGGATCTTAAAGAGTACCCAGAAATTCCTGAACAGTGCAAAAGAGAATAATATGAGTTATATGTTCGAATCAAAGAGAGACTTGCTGTATTTTAAAAACTACCTAGCTTTGAAAAAAGCTATCGAGGATGCAGCAGGTGACGGAGACAAGCTTATTGCAAAGCATGAAGAGCTCCTGGATACGCTAGCTAGAAATGAGATTAGTTTGAATCCTGCGTATATTGGAAATAGAGAAAACCGTGAGTAAAGAAATTGATCATGATTTTACAGACCAAATTGTCTGCCCATACTGTGGAGAAGAGGTTTCAGACTCTTGGGAACTGGATGGGGAATGCGGAGAATTTGACTGCGAGAGTTGTGGGAACACCTACAAGTGGGAAAGAGTAGTAACTATCGAGTATTCAACAAGAAAGAAAAAAAATAGACGAATAATATTATGGGATTAGATATGTATTTAACTACCGAGCTATACATTTCGGAGTTTGACGACGACAACATAGCGCTGATAAACAGCATCAAACAAACTGCGCCTCGAGGTTTGGGAGAATTTACGCCAAAGAAACTATCGTTTGAAATAGCCTACTGGCGTAAAGCCAACGCCATACATGGGTGGTTTGTTAAGCATGTGCAAGACGGCTTAGACGAGTGTCAGACCCGCCACGTTAGCCTTGAACAGCTTCAAAAGCTTAAAGACATTTGTGAAAAGGTACTAGCAGACATTAGTCTCGCTCCAGAGTTATTGCCTGCGACCAGAGGCTTCTTCTTTGGTGCTTACGAATATGATGAGTGGTATACCACGGATTTACGGAATACTGTGAACAAGCTAGACAAGATTCTCAAGAATCCTGACGCAAAAAAGTGGTTTATCGAATATCACGCAAGCTGGTAGTAATCAATCAAGGGGGTGCGCATCTCTCACGCACATTTTAATTATGATCACACTCAAAACATTAAAAGACGCAACCGAGCAAGAAGTATTTGATCAGGTTGCAACGCACATTCTAAAACAAAATGAACAGTCGTACATGGGTACTACGTGTGCATATCGAGGAAGTGGAGGCCTTATGTGTGCAGCAGGCTGCCTTATCGGAGATGATGAGCATTCTAGAGAATGGGATGAAGGTGGTATTGGTTGGCCACAATTAGTTACGAAAGATATAGTTCCTCACTTGCACGGCGCATTGGTGGGTCGATTACAACAGATACACGATATGTATGATCCAGAGTACTGGAAAGCTGAACTAGCTAATGTTGCTGATTATTTCAAACTCAATACTGAAGTACTAACTAAATTTGAATAATATGGAACACTTAAATTATAATATACTAATGGATATCTTTTTTACAACTATTTTGGCAGGATGTGCTTGTACCATAGTCTTTTGTATCACTTTTGGAGCAGTCACTATTACTTCTAGCTTTGTGAGAAGTTTCTTTGACAACTAATATGAGCAAATTTTTTGAATTACTAGAAGCTGAACATAAAGAAGCTATGGACTCAATCAAGCACATGATTGACGTCGAGGCTCAAAAATATCCTGAAGACAAGGATGCTGCGATACTTTGCAAGTTCCTGGTGGATAGTGCGGACAGGTATGCAATGATACTGGAGTCTGAGGTGTTTGATGGTTTCTACGACAACGCTCAAGTTTTTGAGTCGTTGTGTAATAGTATATATCATTCATTGACTGATGACGGGGATATAGCCTTCGCACAGGTGAACAACCATTGCCCTGGT